CGGAAGCCCTCACGCCTTGACAGGAGCGTTATAAACGACGCTGCGGACGGGTCAATGATCGTAGGTATTTCAAAATCACCGTACACGGCACCGCGGGCTGCAGCTCTTATGGTCCATTCTCTGACAGGCCGCACAAAGTCACATATATCGTCCGCATATTCCTGATCTGTTTTCTGCGCTCCCGTGTCCCTGCCGGAGTAGTAGTATTCTTTGACTGCGTACCACGTATCCCCGTACAAAGCCCACAGGATAGCTCCAAAAGCGTTCAGAGTGCCGTAGTCGATGGACAGCGCCCAATCATCCGGATCACCCTGCGGAAGCTCTGACACAAGCGCCTCGTCGTGCATCGGATAGATCAGACCTTCTGCCAGCGCCCATAGGCCGAGTATGTACCGGTCATAATAGACAGTTCCATAATACTCGCGGCAGAGGTTCCTGATCGTGCTCTTTGGCAAGAATGGATTGTCAAATATCGTGTAGCGCTGCACGTACTTATCAATGTCGTCGCGGTCAATAAACTGCTTTAGCCAGTGTGTGGGATACTCCGGGTTGCAGGCCCCGTCGAACTTGCTGTACTCCTTATCGAGACGCGAGGCCAGCATTACAAACACTTCACGGTTCCATTTGGCAATCTCATCCCCGTAGCAGTATTTGATGCTTGCGCCCTGAATCTTTGCGACCTGGGACGCTTTCTCGGCTCCCAGGCAGTAAACCGGTACGCCACACACCTGCGCTATGTTCCGGCTGTTGATCGTCCCAACAAGCGCCGACGTGTATATTTCCCTCATCGGCTGCAGGACGTTTCTCTCAACAGATTCCTTTGAGACGCCCAGGATCACGTTCAGGCCGTCTTTGTCGTGCACTGCCCGGAGCCGTTCCGGGATCACGTGTGCAATGTCAACGAACGACTTTCCAGATCGGACCGCACCAACCTGTATATTCCACCGACTATTCGCCTTCCTGATGTATTCCTGTTGTTTCCTGCTGAATAACATCTTCCTCGCTTAAATACTCCAGTTTGTCAGCTTCCCCGCTTTCTGCCTGCGCTCTGGCCGTTGCAAGGATGCTTTCCAGCTTATCAATAACTGTGGTGTCCTCGGTTTCAACGACGTCTTTCTGGCCGAGGTAGTTCTTGCCCAGGAAGATCGCCATTGCCGCGGACTTTTCCGAGAGCTTAAACTGGTTCCTCCGGAGACTCATTTTGCCAAAGGCACTTTCTTTTTTATAGACCTCCGCAAAATTCATGTGATATGTACGCTTGCACCATCTTTCGATGGTATCTTCCGAGCACTCAAACACGCCTGCAATCTCTTCTTTTGTGCAAAATAGACCGCAGAGCTTTTTGAATAGTTTTTCATCAATTACAATTTTGGGTCTTCCTCTTCCCATTATTCTTCACGTGTGATTTTAATTCTGATTGCTTTCTTTCCTGTCAGGTTTTCCCATCTTTGCAAAATTACGTCGCAGTAGTGAGGGCTGAGTTCGCACATATAGCACCTGCGGTTTAACTGTTCACAGGCTATTAGTGTGCTACCACTGCCGCCAAACGTGTCTAAAACCGCATCACCCTCTTTTGTGCTATTTAAAAGTGCATTTGCTATCAATTCAATCGGTTTCATTGTTGGATGTAAATCATTTCGTTGTGGTTTTGGAACATCCCACACGCTTGTTTTCATTTTCCCGGCACCATAAAATTTATGCGTCCCTTTTTGTTTCCATCCGTACACAATGGGCTCATGTTTGTAATTATAATCACACCGTCCAAGCACATGATTATTTTTATTCCACACAAGAACGTGCTTCAATGCAAAGCCGCTATCTCTGACCGCCTGAAGAAGAAGAAGAAGATCGCCGCCTTGAGGCGCTGTTATGTAATAACTCATTTTGTCTGCACTATGTGTAACAAGTACGGTAAATGCCTTTATCCAAAACTCATACATTTCTTCAGGTGTTTTGCTGTCGTTCTCAATAGCATTGACAACGCAGATCGGCTTGTCAATGCTATTGAGAAATTCATTCTTATCCGTGTAAGAAACTCCATATGGCGGATCAGTAAAAACACAATCGGCCTTTACCCCATCCATAAGCCTATCAATAACCGCAACATCCGTGGAATCTCCGCAGATTAAACGGTGAGAACCAAGTTGCCACAAATCGCCCAGTTTGCACCGTGTCTCTGCTTTTTCGGGAATCTCGTCCTCTTCGATTTCTTTTTCATCCTCAAAAAGATCGTCAAGATCGAGATCGAACCCGAAATCGAATCCATCGAAATCAAGCCCTTCCAGCTCTCCCGCCAGCAGATCAATGTCCCATCCGCTGTTCATCGTGGTCTGATTGTGAACCAGCATGTATTCCCGCCGCTGCTCGTCCGTCAGGTGGTCCAGGCGGATAATGTCCACTGTTTTATAACCCAGCTCACGGAGCGCTGTGTACCGGCCATGTCCTTCAACAATCACGTTTTTCTCGCCCCACACGGCGATCGGATCATTATTGCCGTACATTTCTATGCTCTTTTTTATCTGCTCAATCTGGTCCCGCGGATGAAGTTTCGCGTTCTTCTCGTATGGCGTCAGGCTGTCGATATTAACTGTCTCTATCTGCATTTGTCCTCCAATTTTCTAAAATTTTACTTTAATTTCTGCGCATTGTAAACACGACAAAAGCCCACTGCGGATTTCTCCGTAGCAGGCTGTAATATTTTATGTTATCCATTTGTGATCCGGAAGTGGATGCCCTCAAAAAACAGGCTTAGTCCGTTATCCTCTGGGATGCAGATTGTTTTTTGCTGCGGGTTTCGCAGGCTTGTGTCAGTCCCAGACATTTCTCTCCACTTGCTTCTCGGAATAAGCAATATCCCGTTTTCATCGGTGTGGAGCCCATGATCAAGCATCCATTCCTGCGCTCTTCCTGTCCACTTCATCAAAGCAATCCTTTCGTAAGCGCCTCCATCGACACGCCCAGGACCCGGCTCGCTCTCACCAGTCCAAACACAGTGATCATCCTTTCACCGGTGAGCCACCTCTGCAGGGTTTCCTCCCGCACGTCCATGTCTTTCGCCAGCTGCGAGAATGTCCATCCGAGGTCCACGGCAGCCGCTGTGATGTTTTTGCCGACGATCCTGGCAAGCGGGTTGATTGTTGTTTCTTCTTTCATTTTCCAAGACTCCTTACTATTTCTTTTTCTGCTCTTGATAATTGCCACTCTACTGCTGCCGCCTTCTCTGCTGCCGCCTTCTCTGCTGCCGCCTTCTCTGATAACAGGAACGCTCCGCCGAAGATGCCGGACTTCTTTTGTGCTCTCATAGCATCGAGCACTTTGTAATAATAAGCATCTTCTTTCCGGATGTTCAGCGCAGTGTCGTGAGCTGCCATATACCCAAGCATCGCCGCGGTGCAGATTTCATCCGGGAGCTTATACTTTGGTATTTCTTTTTTACCATTTCGCAGGTTTATCTTGTTTGCCTCTTTTATTGCCCTTGCTAAGTCCGGCACTGCTCTGGCTCTGTATTTATTGTCTAAGTTTGTCACAAAAGCCGTCCCAACATCCGCACCGTTTTCATAAGTGATGCTTTCTGATGTGATAATAAAAGTCACGTCGTTTTCTTTGGCGCTTGCCTGGAAGCATGTGAGGTATGGGCAGAAAAGAAAGAACTTTATGCCGGCCGCATTGTAGTCGCGTGTGATCTTCGTGCAGATCGAGAATGGCGGATTGTCTACTACTGTGCATCCTTCCGGATAATCCTCGCTCATATAATCGCCACCCGGCCAGAAGGGACGGACAACTTTATCCGGGTCAATCCCGTACTCTTTTACAACCCAATCGAGGACCACCTTGTAGATATTGTCCGGCGTGTAGCAGTCGTCCGTGGTTTTCTTTGGTTTGAATTTATCGACAAATGCCTGATACTCCGGATCAATATCTGCAAAGCTGATTTGCTGGTCCAATCTTCCCATCACTCTTCTCCCATTATGATCGGTGTGCTTTCCTTCCAAAACTTCTCCATCTCAGCCCGCTTCTTTGAATGGGTCATGTAATCAGACAAGCTGGCATTTCTCTCTCTGATCATGCCGGTGATCCTCTCACACGCTTCCTGGGCCTTCTCCGGTTCCGTTTCCAGGTGAAACCCGCAGTCAACCGTTGTCGAGTTCTCGGCGGTAAAGACGCCGGTCCCAACTGTGATCTTCAACCCGACCTCTGAGTACGGGTCAATAACAATTGCAACATTGTTATTCAGCGCGAAGTCGATAATATCAAACATTCGCCTCACCTCCCTTGTTCAGCTCTTCGATCATTGATTTTATCATTTGTTCATATGCTTCCTCTGTGCTAAAAGGAAAATAAGAGTTAATTATACGCTCAATCCATTTAGACCCTTTATCAATCCTGAAGCGCCAACCGCAAAGACTTCTTATTTCGCGTCCGTCATATTCTTCGCTTTTATACAATGGGGTCGTTGTAATCGTGCACTCGTTTTGTGCTGCCAAAAGAAATAAATCAAACATGCAACTGCACCTCCTTGCACATCGTATTCATTGCATCAGCAAACTCTTGTGCGGCTTTCACCGAATCGAAAAATCCCGGAATGATCTCAATGCCATCCAGAAGGCCATATTTGCACACCTGGAAAAGATTTGCAAAGCCATCCACACGCCTGACTTTGTACATCTGGAATTTTTGTGCTCCCATTTCACCCTCCTATCTTTTTTAAAACCTGATCCGCTCTCTTTTCTCCAATCCCCTTGACCGACAGCAGGATTTCCCGAAGGCCGTCCATGTCAAGGACTTGCGCATCGATATCCTCTGAAACATTGATGCCGTCCTGGGTGTATTTCTTCTCGGCCTCGCTGAATCCTTCGTTGTAGGCTTCCTGCCAGAAGGAAACGGCCCACTGCACAAATTGTCCTTGCTTCATGGATTTGAGCCTGACATGCTGCGCCGCCATGTTTTTATAGGTCTCAGGTGAGATTTTCATCTTTTGTTACCCCGAATACAGGAACGCCATCAAAGTCGGGCGCGAAGCATTCAATCACATTATATACAGGCTGTCTCCCGAATATACACTTTTTGCAATTATCAGAAATCATTCCATTGCATTCGATGATCCTATCGTCTTTTTTAACTACGATGCCTGCATCTTTAAACTTTTTTTCGAATTCTTGATCAAGCATATCTTCCGCTTTTTTCATGGCGTCATGGTATCCGCACATATAAAAACCACAGCAAATTATAATGACTACAATTCCTATAAGTACAGGCATAATTAAAGTTCCAATCATTGCTCCTGCCCCTCCCTCATCTTTTGCAGAACTTCTGCGATTTCAGGAAAATTCCTGCCGGTCTTTTTGACGTTTTTAACTTCGTCATATCCATGGGAACCATCTGCATAAACATATTCGAAATGCACTGGTCCGACTCCCATCACAACTGCCTTCCCAGAAGCCGTTATCACCTCATCCCCGACCTGTATCTGCTCTTCCTTCTCCTGCTCATACTGCCGGATTTTTTTGATGGCTTCAGAAGCAGAAAACTTTTCCATAATTATTGGATTACTGGTATGTCCAAAAATTTTACC